ATACTTATAAGTTTTACTTTCCTAATTATAGTAATGTTTTTTAAACTGCAAGCATGAAAACATACACCTTAACTATAATTGTGAATGAAATAACAGGTGAGCTTGAATCATTAGAAGAAAAGATAGATTATGATGAAAGACCTGTAGCAATTAATGCAAGTGAAGAGGTGATGGAAAAGATACATAAAGCTGGATTGATCGAACCCTTGCTAATGGCTCTACCAGGAGAATGTGTTGGAGAAACATAAATGCGTCAATATAAGATTGGCAAAAATGTCCACCCGGTGTATGAAAATGATGACGAGATCCCTGAATCAATAAATATTATTAGCAATTGGCGTGAAGCCGAATTAGGTGACTGGATGAGAGCAGATGACGATAATGTCATACAAGCTCTAAGAGTTAACAAAGTGATGAACCAAGGAAGGTATCCTATTAAATACATAGGTACTTGTACGGGAACTTACTTGTGTAGACCAACAGATAAGATGGATACTGAAAGACGAGAGAATATCTACACCTTTTCAGCTAAAGCGTCAAACAATACAAAGAAAAGAATTACTACCCGTAATTACTTAACCGCTAATGAAGCAGCCTTTTCTAAGTATATAGCTAATGGATTTTCACCCGAAGAAGCCTATAAACGAGCATTTGGTACAGAAAACAACCAATATGCTAAAATGAAATCTGCCGTTCTAGTAAAACAGGAGCGAATTGTGAGTGCTGTAAAAGAAGAACTTGATGAAGTATTAAAAGGTATGGGTATTGATCTTAAATACCTTATTAAGGGTGTTAAGTTAGAAGCCGAAAATGCGGACAAGTCTAATGATAGGCTAAAAGCGTTGTCAATGTTATGGGATGCTGCCGACGTTATTCCAAAGCAAAAGGTTACCCAGCTTACGGGTGCTGTCTTTCAAGGTTTTTCCGACAAGATGTTGGACTCAGCAAAACGCCCTGAACTAAAAGGCGAAGTAGCTGATGCACAAACCAAATCATAACGAAGAAGACTTTTTTGATTTGATTGCTCGACCCGAAGGGGTCGTTCCAAAAAATTTCGAGGCTGCGCCTCAAGATAACACGGGCACAAACAATGATCTTGTGCTTCCAGAGCCAAGGCTAAACCTAGGCGAAAGTCTGGCATCCCCAAGACAATTCTCTGTATCTAATGCACCTATGTCAGATGAAGAGATTGCTGATATGGCTATGGGAATGGTTACTCCTTTTGCAGGAACAGTTCGAGGACTAAGAGAAGGGGCAAGGCTGGTAAAAGCAACTACATCTGGTTCAGGATTTGATATTTATAAAAATGTAGGTTTGTTAAAAGACGCAAAAAAAATGCCAAAACTTCCTACCTTTGGTACTCATAAAAATGTATTCGAGAGTGGAAAGAAGAAATTAGTAGAAGCAGTAAAGCCTGCTGGAACCGATACTTATGGAAATGATGTAACAAAACATTCTTATCAAATAAAAAGTATAGGTGATTATACCGGTATTCCACAAAATTCTTTATCTAGATTAAAATTTAATTTAACAGCTAAAACAACACCTAGCGGTCAACCCTATAAAGAGCTTAATAATATAGATCTAAGCACACCAACAGGTTCTCAAAGAGATTCTGGTCGTTTGCTCTCAAATATTCTATCTAGAGCTGATGGAGATTGGGCTGTTGCAGAAAACAATATGTCTTTAGATGCTTTAAATACGATAACTCAAAGTTTCTTAAAAAAAGCAAGTAAAGTAGAATTTTATCAGCCAAAAGGTTATGATTATCTACCATTATTGACATCAAATCAAATGGGAAAATACAGTGAGTTTGCTCAAAGAATAAATGCAGCCAAGGAACAAAATATAAATCCTTCAGTAATAATTAAAGAAATAGCAGATGAGTTAACATATAGGTTTATGAAGTCAGGAAAAGTTCAAGGAGCAAATAGATTAGAGCTAGGAAAATTATTTAGACCACAAACAATAGTAGATTCAGCAGGTAAGGATGTATCTTTTATTGAACATACTCCATTTTATTTAAAATCATTTAAAGAAAGACTTGCTGGAGTAATGGGGTTAAGTTTAGTAGACCTTGATAAATATATAGAAAAAGATTTAAGTGAATAAAAACGATAATCCAATAACATTAGACGATTTAAACAAACCGATTAATACTGGATATGAAAAAGAAGAAGTAGAAGAAGAAAAGAAGGAGACTGACGATGATTGAAACATACGCTGAATACGGTGCTATTGGAGTTATTGTATCACTTTTTGTGTTAATGATAGTGAATCTTATGAAGAGTCAAAAAGCTCAAAATGAAGATCTTGATGAAATAAGGCAAGCTATTGCAAAGTCTGAAACAAAAATGTCAAATGTCGAAAGTATTGTTATAAAACTTATTGAAAGATGGAATAAGTCAGATGAAGTAAGTCAAAGACACAGAGAAGATATTGTGAAGGAGCTAAACGATGTAACTGATGATTTAGCTTATTTAAAAGGAAGAATAAATGGGAAAGGTTAAAAATGCTTAAAAGAATAATCAGTAGACTAGTTAAAAAAATGGGAATGGTTAATCTTATCATAATGGTAGGAGACCATGCTGTAAAAGCTAGTAAGTCTAAAAAAGACGATGAGATTTGGGCTGAAGTAAAAGGTTTACTTGAAACTTTAGCTTGAATATAAATACCCAGAACGTCAGCAAGGCTGAAGAAGCTTTGCTAGAAGCGTCAAAAGATATGATAGCGTTTGGAAAATTATTTCTTCCAGACGATTTTATGAGATCTGAAACTCCGTGGTTTCATTACGAAATCGCTGATTCTATAATGAACAAAGAGACAAAACAGCTTGCTGTTATTATGCCTCGTGGACATGGTAAGACCGTATTAACCAAATGCGATATTTTATGGTCTTTTTTGTTCACGACAAAAGAACCTTTGTTTTATGGTTGGGTTTCCGCTACGGCAAAGCTTGCAACTGGGAATATGGACTACATTAAGCACCATCTTGAGTTTAATGACAGAATAAAATATTATTTTGGAAATTTAAAAGGTAGAAAATGGACTGAAGAAGATGTAGAGCTTAGTACTGGTCATAAACTCTTATGTAAATCAAACATATCAGGTATTAGGGGTGGAGCAAAACTTCACAAACGATATGACCTGGTTATATTGGATGACTTTGAAGATGAAAATAATACCATTACTCCAGAAGCTCGAGCAAAGAACAACAACCTTATCACTGCGGTTGTTTATCCTGCTTTGGAGCCTCATACTGGTCGCTTGCGCATTAACGGTACTCCTGTGCATTATGATTCCTTTATTAATAATTTATTAAGTAATTATGCAAAGGCTGAAAAGGAAAAAGAAGATTTTGCGTGGACAGTAAAAACATATAAAGCAATTGACGAAGAAGGAAATGCTTTGTGGGATTCCTGGTTCCCAAATAAAAAACTAGAAGAAAAGAAAAAGTTTTATCAAGATTCTGGTAGTCCTCAAAAGTTTTACCAAGAATATATGATGGAAGTGCAAAGTGCTGAAGATTCTATATTTAGTATGAAGCACGTTAAATATTGGGAAGGAAACTTTTTACACGATGAAAAGACTGGTCTTAATTTTGTAGTCACAGATGGTGATGCAGCTCCTGTAAATGTATTTGTTGGAGTTGATCCTGCAACAGATTCATCACGGAGAGATTCTGACTATTCAGTAATTATGGTGGTAGCTGTAGATGAAAACAATAATACGTATGTACTTGACTATATTCGTGAACGTGGTTTACCCATATTGGGAATACCTGGCGATGATAGGGATGGCATTGTTGATAAAATGTATAAAATAGCTAGTCAATATCATCCACTACTGTTTGTTGTAGAAGATACAACAATGAGTAGACCTTTATTTCAAGCTTTAATGGCTGAATCTAGAAGAAGAAACGACTTTTCAGTTAGATGGCGTGAAGAAAAACCTGGAACAAGACAAAGTAAATTAGATAGAATACAAGGAGTGCTTGCACAACGAATGACAATAGGATCTATAAAAATAAAAAAAAGTCATTATGATTTACAGCATGAAATTGTTACATTCGGACCACTC